GAAGCCTTGAGCCGTACTCTCAAACATGTACAACCGTTCTGAGTTCTTTTCAGCAAGAGAGGCAATCAGGGACGCTAAACCTTCTTCATTTCCCCAAGAAGCCGTTTCTGTACCGTGAAGGTAAGTGATAGCTTTGCCCTGCCCCAGACGAGACTTATTTCCCGCAATTTGGTAGAAGAGCCTTGACCTGTTCTTGAGAACCATCTGGTTTCTGTTGTGGGCCACCAGTGGAATCTTGTATTCCTTAGGCAACCCTTCCATATACATAGCGAGAGTAGAGCGGAACATGTCTCTGTTCTCTTCTGTATCCGCAACCAACGTGCCTTGCCATCCAGGGTGGGTGAACTGCCAGTAGAGGTCAAGAGCCAAGGAAATAGTGGTGATACCAAGCTGACGACCTTTAAGGATGACAAAGAAGTGGATGTCATTGTCTAGTCCCTTTTGTATCTCTTCCATGACATAAGTCTGAGTCCCCAGAAGGTTACCCATCTTCTTCAAGCCCTCTTCCTTAGTCTCAATCTTGAGTTCAGAACAGAACTTGTAAAACTTCTTCAGGTCAAAGTTCATGCTTGTGCATCTTTTTGTGAAAGGATGGGAGAGATAGCTACAGGCCACTCTATGTTGTATTTATCCCAACCAAACACTTGTTCTTTGCTCGGCTCATACGGGGCATCTACGATGTATTGCACAACAGCATGGTCTGTCAGTACCAAGTACCCATGTGCATACTGCGGCGGTATCAGCAAGGCTTTAGAGTCATCCAACTCAATCCCAAACCACTTACCAGTCTCAGGCTCCAACACCACATCAAATATGCGTCCCACAACAGGCATGACAAACTTTGTCTGGTCTTGGTAGTGCATACCACGCAACACCCCAAACTTGGATGCCGCCACATTCAACTGTCTGTAGTCACCACGCATCTCATGTTTAGAGTTCCACATCTCTAGAAAATGACCACGGGTATCCAAATACTTGTAGTTGCTGATTACTTTCACACCAGACAGAATTTCACCTTTATGTTGCATCTACATTTCCTCTAGATTCCAGTTAAGAATGTCGCCAGCAATACGCTTGTTCTTGGCACACGCTATCAATTCCTTGTAATGTGTGGGCGAATACTTCTCTTTCCACTCAGCCGCTAACTTAATCTTCTGCTTCTTGTTAGTGCAAGACAAGGCTCTGTATATCTCTTGCTGAAACCGAATACGACTCTCCCGTAACGCCATCCTCGTATCCAACCCTATATCCATATTCCACAGCCTTCTCAACACTTATAGCCATCATGACCATCATCTGCTCCGTACGGGCAAGCTTAGTCATCAGGTCTGCATACGCATCCCGTAACTCATCCTCACCCATCCAAAACGATTCATCCATTTAAGACGTTCTCCACACCCTTACTTGCTCACCCTCTGTCTTTGCAGTAAACACCCTACCCAACCGCTTACCAGCCCTGTAATTGGCATTCAACACCTTAGCCCTCGCCTCTAGCGGCACACAGAAGCTATCCCCAACATCCATGTCTTCATACGGATAGGCATAGACAACCCTCGGCTTAGGCATCTGTACTCCACTCTCCAGCACTAACTCTGTAATCATATTAACCCCTCTACTGATAACTCCATAGTATAGATAAAAAAAGGGTTAGTCAACAGACCAACCCCAAAGCAACTGCAAAAGCACTTTACCAAAAATCTAAATTTGAAAAAATGTAATTTTTTTTATGGGGGGCGAGAAGTGGGGTGCACGCCTTTTCAGACCCTCAAACCCATTCACTTGGCCACGCAAGACGAGACAAGCTAACGTAAAGTGTTGGCTAACCCATGCCCCGATTAAAAGACTATGCACGGGAAGGGAAGGGAATAAGTACAGGCTAGGGCGGGCGGGAAGTGATAACCCCCCTTCTCCCCGTACAAGTTACCGAGCTATGTTATAGATATACTATTACATAAACACACTTAGTTTTATATAGTATACATGTTAGTCTAACCCTAGACAATACACAAGGGGAATAGAATAAAGTACTAGGGGAATATACCTATAAAATAATTGTAGATAAGCTATTGACAATCACAGTACTAGCCTTATAATCTAATCACTGACTAACGAAGTCAGCAACAAACGGAGGTAAGTTACCATGTCAATCTATAAAGCACGTATTTCAACGTCAATCGATAACCTGAATATTCTCACTAAAGAATGCGGGTTAGATTCTAGATTTTTAACTTCACCTGCTATCTGTAAAGATACAAGCGAAGTAGTAGGTAAACAGCAAGATATTATGTTGTTTATTGGTTTTCTAGCTAACTATGAACATTTTTACGGGTTAGAGCACGTTAGCAAAGTCTAAAGCCTAGCGTATAGCCTACATTGTGGGCTATGCGATATGCTGTAGCGTATCAATCCAATCAATCAAGGAGGTTAGTAACCATGCGATTATCCAAAATCATATCTGACATAGCTTTAGGTAATAGCTATAACGAACAGGCATTATTGAAATGTCTCAAAATGAAGCTTATTTTACGTGATGAATATTTTGACGTTATTCAGAGATATTTAGCTGGCAACACTAAAGAGGGTGACCATACCCTGTTACAAGATATCGCTGTCGTTTTGCACAAAGTAGGGGCATAACATGAGAGTCATACCTATACATCCTATGAATAAAGCACAGGCTAAACAAGTAGCTGGCAGTGTGACTAGTACTAGCAAAATGCCATGCAATAGCTATTCATTGCCTACAGTGGCATGCATTACAGGCTACAAAATGTCAAAAATAGCTGGCAGCATATGCAGTACATGCTATGCGAACAAGGGTAACTATGTTCAATATGCGAACAATATTGAACCAGCACAGCATGCACGTTTAGACAGTTTAACGAGTGAATTGTGGGTCTCTGCTATGGTGGCGCATATCGGAAAAGACAGCTATTTTCGGTGGCATGACAGTGGTGATTTGCAGGGTTTATGGCATCTTGAAAAGATAGCACAGGTAGCTATTGAAACACCACAATGCATGCACTGGTTACCTACTAGGGAATATTCTATAGTTAAGCAGTACATAGCTAGACATGGACAGCTACCAGCTAACTTGATTGTCAGATTATCGGCTATGTACGTAGACAAGCCTGTAACCATACCAGCTAGCCTACAGGGTAAGGCTAACGTGGCAGTTAGTAATGTGCATACAAGCACACCGATAGGCCATGAATGTAATTCACCTAAACAGGGTGGTAAGTGCCTAGACTGTCGCATGTGCTGGTCAACTAAACCCGTTAGCTACAAAATTCACTAAACAGGGGGATATCATGAAAATTGTATTTAATCGGTTACTTGGTGCATGGTACATAGTAAGGGGGCAGCATGAAACCCCTATAGGGGGCAGATTTGAGTCTAAACAGGCAGCACAGGCCTGGTTAGCTAGGGATAGATAGCAGCTAGCCTATAGCCTATTTTGTAGGCTATGGGATACCTGTTAGGTATCGATTCATTAACTCAATTGGAGCTAGTAGCCATGCAAAAAACAATGTTAGCTAAATACCCTGGCACATGTGCTATCAGTGGCGCACGTATAAATCCTGGGGATGAAATAGTCTATGACACTGTCGCAAAACGGGCATTCATAGCAGAGACTGGGGACTGCCAAGTAGATAGCAGCTATCTTGCAGCCCGTACCCGTACCCCTAAAAAGTACATTTCGGACGTTTATAACGTAGGGGGCAGAGAGTACTACAGGAATAAGCAGGGATTGTGCATAGATGCCCCATGCTGTGGCTGCTGTACTGCTTGAAGGAAATAGCCCCATGCAAACCTATAAATTAAACACTGGGGTACACGTTCTAGCCCGTCCGTTAAAAGATGGCAGCCTGTACCCGTACACATACATAAACCGCACCCAAGCAGAGAATGCAGCCCGTAAACATGATGGTGAGGTTTATCAAAGCCACTGGACTAGAAGAGTCTTCTATGTAACCCCTAAACAGGATATAGCCCCATGACAACACTGAAAGCCCTAGAAACAAGCCTGTACTGGATGCGGGTCGTTTATCGTGACAGTAAAGACCCTGTACAGCGTGAACGGGTGAAAGCCCGCATAGCCAAGCTTGAAGCAGAGATAGCAGCCCACCCAGATACACAGGAGATAGCCCCATGATAGATACGCACTGGCTGCAAAGCCCTAAATTAGTTGAAGTCAGCCACAACGACACAACTGCTGCCCTTTTTGAGCTGTACGACATTAGACAGGCATTGCCCCATAGGGTCAAAAACAAGCCCCTTGATGCTGACTTTGACTACACCATAGACGAAGCCCTGAATTCTGTAATTGAATTCCTGGAAGCCCTAGACCAAAAATGCACGGAGATAGCCCCATGATTAAATTCAAGCCCGAATCCCTGAACGACACTACCCGCAAGTTCCCCCGCACCCTGTCGGAGGCCTTCCCCTCTGCCCCAGAATGGCAGGAAAAGCCCCCTTTGCATGACAAGGTGTTGGCCTATATTGCCATGTTCGTGGCAGGGTATTTGACAGCCCTTTTGGTTTTCAGTTAATATCTGCCCCGTTGCCGTGGAAAGCAATGTAATGAAGCCACTTAATTCTACTCTCGCCCTTGGTCTAATCCGTAGGGTTTCCACCGAGGGTAGAGCTAAGTGGCTTTTTTCATTGTCCCCACATAAGTCAACTCGGGGGCATCACCCACCCCTTGAGAATGTGGATGCGACAGACTCAGATAAGCGTGACGAACTGGCCTTGTGTCTCCTGAATGAGCATTTCTCGGGGCAGCGAAAAGTCGGGTTTGACAAGAGGTTAGTAGCCCCTTTGTTGAATAGTCTAGATAAACGAGAGCATCTATCCTCTGTGGATAACACAGTGGATAAGTTACCCACAGGCACTCCCTCGGGTGGCCCTTCTACGTCTAATGTTTTAAATTTACAAAGGGGATACGGGAACCATGAATAGAGAACAGGCAAACCAACTGCTAGATGAGGTCAGGGTTGGTAAGCCCCATCCTGCAAGACTTGTTGACCTAGCCCTACTCACAACTGGAGACTTACATGGAAAACTTTATGACCTGGATACTTACCTTAACCACAGGTTTGCTGGTGGGTTTAGCCCCACTTATCCTGTTGCTGTACCTGAAAATTAAGAGGGAGAACCCATGACAAAAGATATTGACGATGACACACAAGGCTATCTGTCTGACCAACCAAAGCGGGAATGGGTAGAACTGACGAATGAGGAGTTAACAGACCTTTTCTATAACGCCAATTTAGGCCAACAAAGTGCAGTTTCTCAAGCTGTTGCGTTGCTTAAGCAAAAGAACACATGATTAGCAGAGTCATCTTCCTGTGTGCTGTGATTGGCTTGAGCATTAA